TACATATTCAGGATGATGTAAAAGGCTCGGATGAACACCTTTTCGGGTGCGGAGATGAAGGCTCTGCGGAAGCGTTTGGGAGCGAAGCAGGTGGACTTGGCGAGGGCGTTTGGGGTGAAGCCTTTGACCATTTTGCGGTGGGAAAAGGCCCCTAATCTGCCGAAGCTTGTTAGGCTTGCGTTGACGGCTTGGGTACATGGTTTGCCGGCGTGGCCGGACGAGTACGAAAGTTGACGGGGCGTCAGGATTGTGGGCTTTGACCTTGGCAGGATGTTTCGGCGTGACGGGCGGCCCGCGGCTTTGCGGGATGGCTTCAACCGGTGGCGTCGGCGGAAGCGTTTGGGCTTGGAGCCGAAGAAGCGTGCGATCACGAGGCCGATACTGATGGATGACATGGCGAACCGGGTGATCAAGCTGCTTGCTGGGAACAAGGGCAAGAAGCTGACGCGTGAGGAGATAGCGGCGCGGGTTGCGGACAACATGCACTTGGCGGCTTTGGCTATTTCGGAAGAGCTGGCGAATGCGTCGCGTGACGATGAGGGCGAGCCTCTGATTAGCTTGGGCGATCGGATGGCGGCGTTCAAGCAGTTGCGAGAGTGGGAGATGGCGCAGGCTCGGATTGGGAAGCTGGACCCGAAGGACAAGGACAAAGGCGGAAACCCGAGCGCGATTGAAGCCTACCAGAACGAGTTGAAAGAAAACCAGGCGAAGCACGCAGCGGGCGAAGCTGAGCGCGTGACGGCGGAAGGCCAACGCGACAAGCGCCATGATAACCCAGGGCGCCCGCCGGGGCAAAGCCTGAAGAAGAAACAAGAGAAGGTTTTGGCGCAGCAGAAGCGGCTGCGTGAGAAGGAAGACGCGGCGAGGGCTGAGGTCGCGCCGCCGGAAGTCAAACCAGAGACGAGGGAAATGTAATGGCGCAGGCGCATTTTTTGGAAGTCGTGGACGCGGAAGGCTCGTGGTCGCTGGTGCGGGTGGACAAGATTGAGTTCATCCGTCCGTCAGCGACGGGGCTGGTGCTGTGCACGTCTGGCGGAGAAGTCGAAGCGCACGGCGAAACTCGCGAGAGCATCGCCAAGCTGATGCAGTCGGCGCAGATTGTGCTGGTGGCGATCAAGTCGGATCGGAAAACTGCAGCGGCGGCGCCGGTTGCGGCTGAGGATGACGCCCCCGCGCGTGTCGCTGTCGTGCGCGCCCCTCCCCCGGTGGAAGTACCGGGCGTAACCGATGTGGAAGAAGCGCCCACCAAAAAGCGCAAGGCGTGAGCGGGTATCTCGAGGTTTCGATAGTGGGCGGACACTCTGCGTTCATCGACGCGGGGCTGGTGCGCGGGGTTGTCCCTCACAAAGACCTGAAGCCTTGGGACGTAGCCCCGCCGGGAAAGCCCATCCAACTGTTTGTCGGTGACAACCGAGAACTCAACGTGTTCGGGGTGTCTGCCCTGGAATTGCTGGTCATGTGCGACCGGGTGCGTAAGCGCGCCAAGGGCACAGAGAACGTCACCATCGTCCCCCGCGACGATTACGAGGTGAACGTAGCCCCGGCTCCTGGTGGGTTCGACATTCAGATACGCATGACAGCGGGCGCGTGAGAACCTTTCTTTAATCCGGGGCCGATATAGGTACGACCGTACCAATGTGCCTCTCACCAGCACAAGGCGGCGCGCTTACTTTTGCAGGGCGAGCGCGCCGCTCGCGTGTCTGGGACGTTAACGCCCCGCAAACGCTGCGGCGTTTAGATTGCGTTGGTGTTTGACCTTCGCTCTCGCGTGAACGGGAAAGGCAGCCTGTGGCTCCCCCTCTTCCTGGACTTCATTTCGCGCATCAAGATCAAGTCCAAGGAACTGCCGGTGCCGGGGCCGATCGTCCCGTATGGCGCCCAAGAACTGTTTCTGAAAAACGTCTGCGATGGGCTTGACGCGGATTGCCATTTCTTTTCCTGCCTTAAAGCAAGACAGCTTGGGCTATCTACGATCATGTGGGCGCTGGATTTATTCTGGCTCTCCATGCACCCAGGTTTGGATGGCGCGCTCATTCTGGACAGCGCCGATAACTTAGCGGTCGCGCGCAATACCATCAAGGAAATGTTGGAGAGCCTGCCGCGCTCGCACCGCCTTGACGTGGTGCAAAACAACCGCGACTTTCTGGCGCTCTCCAACGGCTCGCGTCTTCAGTATCTAGCAGCCGGCAAGCGCAAAGAGAACAAGACGTTCGGCATCTCACGCGCCTACTCGTTTGTGCACGTCTCGGAAGTCGGCGCCTTCGGTGATCCAGATGCAGTCAAGCACTTGATCACCACGCTCGCCAAAGCCAACCCCAACCGCCTTTATATCTTAGAGAGTACGGCGTTTGGCTTCAACGGCTGGCACGACATCTACGAAGAAACGTTGCGTGACGGCGAGTTCAAGCGCGCCATGTTCATTGGCTGGTGGGCCAAGGACGGCTTTGATCGCGGCGCCTATGCGTGGGCGCGTGGCTCGCGTGAATATCAACGCTTCTGGGGCGAACATCCCCGCTTCACGCCGGAAGAGCGCGACAAAATCCGCATCGTCAAATCTCTCTACGGCGTGGAGGTCAATGACGAACAAGTCGCTTGGTATCGCTCGATGGAGAACGACTACTCCGAAGAGCTGATGCAAGAGAAGTACCCTTGGTATGCGGACGAGGCGTTCGTCGCCACAGGTCGTGGCTTCTTTAACACCAAGCGCATCACCGAAGACGTGAAGGTGTGCAAGAAAATTGGCTACGCAGGCTATGATTGCCAGCTCGCCAACACCTTCATGGACATGGAGATCAAAGCCGCCAAGTCCAAGGAAGAAGTGGACTTGCGCATCTGGTCCGAACCGCGAGCGGGCGGCGTCTATTGCATGGGATTGGACCCTGCGTTTGGATCTTCCGAGACCGCAGACCGCACCGTCATCTCCTTGTGGCGTGCGTATTCCGACAAGCTGATCCAGGTTGCCGAATACGCAACCCCTGAACCAACGTCACACCAAGCCGCTTGGGTGATGGCGTATCTCGCGGCCTGCTACAAAGACGTTTACATCAACATCGAACTCAACGGCCCAGGCGAAGCCGTGTTTCGCGAGATCAAGTATCTCAAAGAGCAAATGCGCATTGGGCCTATCGCTGAGGTCGCCGGCCAATTGAAGATCGGCCAAGCGCTCAATTCAATCCGCTGGTTTCTGGATCGCAAGGTGGACACCGTAGGCTCAGGCTTTGCCTACCACTTCAAAACCAACCTCTCGAAAAAGAACACCATGTTCAACCAGTTTCGAGACAACTACAATTACGAAACGCTTGTCCCGCGCTCTGTGCCTCTGCTCGAGGAAATGCTGCGGCTTCGTCAGGACGGAGACACTATCTCCCCTGCCGCGGTTGGCAAAGACAAAGACGATCGCGTGTTTGCAGCAGCGCTTGCCTGCAAAATCTGGTGCGACCAAATCCGCTCCGGCCTGATGGCGCGCAACGAAACCTTTGAGCTGGTCACCAAGCGCGAGCAAAAAGAAGATGAAGACACGCCCATGAGCGTCGAGAACGCACGCGGCGCCGTCATCGTGCAGAATTACTTCTGGAACCGTTTCCGTGAAGCGGAAGAACAAGTGCGCGCCAAATTTAGACGGGGCATCTGATATGCGAAGCGATAAGCCGTGGGTGGTGTTCGAGTGCGAGGACTGCCAAGAAGAGTTTCAATGCCGGTTTGCGGACAACGATCCCATGCCGGAATGCCCGATGTGCTGGCGCAAGGATCGCGAGGAAAACCGTTTTGAAGACATGCTGGAAAGCCAAGTGCCTCCGGCTGTGTCCAAAAACGGCATGCACGGCGCCGACATCACTTACAAGATGATGGAGCGCGAATACGGCATCACCGACCTCAAAGACAATCTGCGCGAAGGCGATGTGGCCTATAAAGCCGATGCCCCGCGCACCACCGCGGAAGAAAACAAACTCATCAAGGCCGAGCTCGATCTGATGACAGCGCGCGCCACCGCTCAACCCACGGGCCCTGTCCCCATCCAATCCAATTGGGGCGCTCAGCCTCGCTCCATGGGTAATGCAGGCGAGCATATTCAAAAGGCCCAGCAATACACCGCCGCCGCCAAGCAAGAAGGCACGGACACCTTCGCCATCATGGATCAAATGAAGCAACGCTCACCACGCCCCCGCTTCAACGTCATGGCGCGCGCCGACAAGTCCGGCAACGTAGTGACCCCCGTGCGCCGCAAGGGGGCGTAAACTAGACCCTATGAGCGTAGGCGATATTCCACAAACCGAAGCAAAGCTGATCCCCTGGGTGAGAGACCTGGTGGATGAGTGCAGCGTCTCCATCGATGACCGGCGCAACGAAGCCTCCAACCTTCGCCGCGCTTTCTATACCGGCAATATCGATGAGACCTTCCCGTCCAAGCACAACAAGTGCTACGCGCTGGTGGACACCAAGGCGAGCTATTTGTTTTCGCCGTCTGACGTGCGCTTCAAAATCGAATTTGACGGCGCCGACGAGCCCGAATGGGCGCCGAAGGCCACCAAAGCCGGGCACAAGCTCACCACGGCATTGTCGGCCGGCGGGTGCGAACTGGCCGTCAGCCAAGCCGTGGAAACCGCTCTCGTTGAAAAGAGCTGCTTCATCAAACTCGGCTGCAAGATGGCCCCGGTTCAGGGCATGGAGAAGCCCAACTTCTCACGCTTCCAGCCCTCGATCGTGCGCCAGCCCTTTATCGGCGTGCAGCGCGAAGACGTAACCGACCTTGATGACCAGGACGCGTTCGTCCATTTCTACTATCTGACGCCGCGCCAGTTTCAGCGGCTCATCTACAATCACCCTGAGCGGGATTCCATCGTCGCCAAGGCCATGGGCTCGGCCATCAATCGCAAAGCCGCGGGCGAACTGGGCGAGGACGGGTATTTCTACGAACTGGTTTTGGGTGGCGCCGCGGGCGGCGCCTCTCCCCTCTCCACAAGCTCCACGCCGACCGGCGCGCGCGGCGCCATTCCCAACCTGCTCAACCCTCTGCCATCGCCGCAACTCTCCGCCAATGTTGCGGTCGATCTCATTCGCGTATGCGAATTGTGGGTCTGGAACGATGAGCAAGACGATTGGACCACCATCCGCTACGTTGAGCCCGACATCATCTTGGAAGGCGCAAAGCGCCACCGCAATCTCTCAGACATTCCCGGCCATCATCCGTTTGTGAAAATTTGCCCCAACGAAACCGTGGGCTACTTCTTCGGCCGCTCGGAACTGTCCAACGTCATGGCTCTGCAAGCGGTGATCAACAAACGCACGCAAGACATCGACACCATTTTCCACCTGATGACCAATCCGCCGAAAGCCTTCATCGGCTTTACCGGACTGACGCCGGAAAAGCAGATGGCGATGCTGTCGAACTGCGCGCATGTGTTCATGGACGAACCGCAGGGCAAGGTGGAAAATCTCGCGCCCACCATGCCCGAAAATTACCTCGCCTATCTGGCGTGGCTCGATAACTGTTTCGAGGAAGCGGCGGGCCTCAACGGCTTGCTGCAGGGCAAAGGCGAGCCCGGCGTGCGCTCTGGCGCCCAAGCAGGACAGATGCTGCGCACCTCAACGCCGCGGCTGCGCGATCAAGCTTTTGCGGTGGAGGGCCAAGTCGGCGCGCTGGGCACGCTCGGCTTGAAGATGATGCAGGCCAAGGATGCGCGCGTGTTGCGCACACCCAAGGGCCAAGAATTTGTCATGTCGCAATTGCCGAGCGATGCGTCTGTTGCGGTGGACGCCCACACATCAAGCCCCGCGTTCAGCGGCGACAACAACAATCTCATGTTTGCGCTCGCCAAACTTGGCGCGGTTGGTCCCGTCGAACTCCTGCAAGCCGTGCATCCGCCCAACCAGGATGAATTGGTGCGCAAGGCCGAAGAGCGCGAAGAGAGCAAGCAAAAGATGCTGGCGAAGCTTGAGAAAGACGATCCAGAATCGTTTGCCAAAGTGGTCGGCGGCAAAGGCGGACGGCGTTGAAACTGCAATCCGTGTTGAGCGCGATCGGCGTGCTGGCGACGCCGCGCATTTTCAATCTCATGGGCGCCAGCCGCGAAGCCTGCGCGCTGCGGGATGAGTTGCGGCGCCGCGAAAAGCCGCTTGGCGCAAATCAACGCGTCACGCTCTATGAGCGGCGCATCCCCCTCTCCGATCTTCCCGCCGATGCGCGCGATTTGAGCGCCGGTAAGATTGCTGACTACGTCGATATGGAAACCACAGCGCCCGCAATTATCGTGCGCCGCAACGGATCGGGATGGCATGTCATTGACGGGCGCCATCGCATTGCCGTGTCTCGTCAACGCGGCGACGCCGACATCCTGGCGATCGATGCGTCTTGTTTGTTTTGACGCTTGACGGACATTTTTTCGATTGGTCCCCTCCTCTTCGTATCGTCCTTCCCGTGACGATTGACCTGACCGGGGTTGGCTCGCTCTCCCCGCTCTCAAGAAGAGGTTCACATGACCAGCTTCCGTCGTGGCCGGCGCGGCAAGCGCAAGTAAGCGCTGTCCAAGCCAAGAGTGATGATGCCGCCCCAAAACCCGATGCAAGGGCCGCCGCAAGGCTTTTCAGGTCCAGCCAGTGCGCCTTCGGGCAATCCTGGCCTGGAGGCTGATGCCCTCGCGAAAGTGCGAGGGGCGGCATCAATTCTCGAACAGGCTTTGCCTAACCTGCCGTTCGGATCGGACTCGCACAAAGCGGTGTTGTCCGCGATCCAGGGCCTAAGCAAAGTCGCCCCCGCATCGCAAATGCCGCCTGGCGTGCAGAACTCGATGCTGCAGGGTTTGCAGAAGGACGTTCAGCAGAACGCCATGCTGCAACAGCTTCAGCGCTTCATGGCGCAACAGAAACAAGCCGGTATGCCGTCGCAAGGCGGTCCACCCCAAGGAGGCGGGATGCCTCCGGGCGGCGCTCCGCCCTCCATGCAAGGAATGTGATTTCCATGGCTGACAAGAGCCCGATGTTTACCCCGCCGATGTCTGGCGGCCCGATGGATAACGCCGCCAACATCATCAAAGTCCCGATGGACAAGAATGATTTCGGCTTCCGCAAGAGCCAGCAAAAGGGTCTCGCGCCGAAGAACGGCGACATGAACATCGCCCACGTCAAAAACGGGGGCTGATTGAGCCATGGCTGAGATCGATGATACGCGCGCTGCGCAATACTTGAAGCTGACCGAACTGATTGGCGAGATCCAATCCAACCCGGAAGCGCGCGGCCTGATGGACAAGGCGATCAAGAAGATTCGCCCCAACGTCGAGACCGAAGAAGACGTGGCCGAACGCTACGCCGCCCCGGTGAAGAAGCAGCTTGAAGAAGTTCGGGCTGAGTTCACCGCCTTCGTGAAAGCCCAAGAGGACGAACGCAAGGCGTGGCAGGACGACCAAGAAAAGCGCGCCATGCACAACGCCTTCGCTGATCTGCGCAAGACCAAAGGCTACACCGATGACGGCATCAATGAGATCGCCGACATGATGGTGAAGCGCGGCATCGCCGATCCGTATGCAGCCGCGGCGCGTTACGACGAACTGCATCCGCCGGCGCCGGAAATTCCTACCTCGTCATACGAGCCCCAACGCTGGGACCTGGGGCCTGCTGACGATGTGAAACGTCTCTTCACCGACGCGGATGGCTGGGAAGCCGATGCGATCGGAAACGCTCTGCGCGACGTGCGCAGCCAAGTCGCGCACTAAGGGGGAAACTAAACTATGGCTACGCCGCCGTTCCTAGGCCAGGGTTATATCCCCTCTTCCGGGGCTATCACCAACGAACTCAACGCCGTCACACGCCGCGCGTTCATTCCAAAGCTCGTGGTTCAAATCTATCAGGCAGCGCCGTTGCTGTCGCTGATGATCCGCAACGCCCAACGCGCGGCAGGCGGCTTGAACCAAGTCACCATCCCGATCCAGAACGCGCAGCTCGTCAACGCGTCATGGACCGATTATTCGGGCGGCTTCCCGATCCCGGCGACGCAAACCGCGATCCAAGACGCGGGCTGGAACCTCTCCATCCTGGTGACGCCGATCCCGCTTTTGGGAACGGAAAGCGCCACCCAATCGACCGAAGCGGTTGTGCCGCTCATTCGTGCGCGCTTCTCCGACGCCAAGACGGTCATGGTGCAAACGCTGTCAAGCGCCCTCTTCTCGCGCGCCACGGTGACGACATCCAACAACACCGCCATCAACGGCCTGCCCGACATTTACGATGACGGCACCAACACGGCTACCTATGGCGGCATCTCGCGCTCTTCGGTCCCGCAATGGAAGGGTGGCTACTACACCTCTTCCATCACGCCGGGCCGCGCCACCATGCTGACCCAGCTTGCCGCCACCACTTACGCGGCGGGCGGCGAAGAGCCGGACATCGTCATCATGTCGCCGTCCGATTGGGCGACGCTGATGGAAGACTTCCTCAGCCAAGAGCAATTCCGCACCGATCCGACGCTGCGTTACGGCAAGGACGATTCCATCAATGCAGGCTTCTCCTGCGTGATGCTCGCCAACACGCCGTTCCTGGCTGACCCCTTCTGCCCGAAGGGCACCGCCTACATCATCAATACCAAGTACCTGTCGCTGTTTATCAGTGAGTGGATGAACTTCGCCTGGTCGGGTTGGTACAGCCAAATTCCGAACGGTCAGCTTGCCAATATCGGCGTCGTGCTCGCGGGCATGGCTTTGGTCTGCAGCAAGCCGAGCAGCGGGCGCCAATTAAGTAATGTCGCGGGTGGGCAATTTTAGTTAAGAGTGATTCGCATCTAGGAAATTTCAGGGAGCTTGGACGTGTTTGCAATGATGGCTGCAGCAACGCGCAACATGTCGGCATCCGTGCCGTCATGCTTGAACGCGTTCACCGCCATCAGCACAAAGCGAACATTGCCTCTGACGTATCCCTTGGTGGGATCAATTCGATCAATCGAGGGGGACCAAAAACTTGGCATGCCTTGGCTGCGTTGCTGGGGCACTAGTGGCAATCCGCTTACGGCGCATTGTCCGGTCCAGATGGATGCCAAGTACTCAGTCGTGATGTCAAAAGGGATTTCTTTCTTGGAACGAGTGACGCGTGCTTTGAGGCTGCGAAACATCTCCATGTACGGAGCTTTTAGTTTTGCTTGAAACCTCCGCTCTTTCCAAACAGGACGCATCTGCTCTTTTTTTGCGTGATAGCGCGCCTTCCGGGCCTCGTTGGAAGAATCCCGGTTGCGAGCATGATACTCCCTACCCTTCTGGTTTATCTTCTCGCGATTTTTCTCTCGGTATGTCCGAGCGTGATGTAGGTAGCGAGACCGGTATTCAGGGTCAGAGGTCCAGCGGTTTTTCGCACGTTCGCGAGACGCTTGATTGCGGGCCTCTTGGTGCTTCTCTCGATCACGCCGAGCGGCGACCCGACGTTTCTCGCGGAGCATCAAAGTCCACTCATCTTCGGATACTCCAGCAGGTTTTTTGTACGGCAATTTACCCTCCGCAATCGTCAGAGGGTTATACAGTTAACGAGGGGAAAGTGCAATGACGCAACTCATTGGGGCCTCTGGCGTTGGGCTGCAAATCC